TGCAGAAGCTGCATCTCGTATTTCTCTCCTGATGGACGGTGCGCCGCAACCGGAAGGAAAGCAGCAGGATGATAGCTCTGCCGCAGTCGAAGAGACTGAGGCGACGGCGGAAGCCGCCAACGACGCGTCTGACGAAGTTGAACAGGCGTCATCTGAGGATGACTCAGCTTCGGAAGGTGAGGTGGAAGAAGCCGAGACTGAGGACGAGGCCCAGGACGAGCAGGAAGAAGATAACTCTCTCTACACCGTCGTAATCGATGGCAAGGAACAGAAAGTTACGCTTCAGGAGGCTCTGGCGGGGTATCAGAGGCAGTCCGATTATACCCGAAAGACCCAGGAGGTTGCGGAACGAAGCAAGGCCATACAGGCGCAAGAGCAGCAGATTGCTGCGATGCGGTCACAGTATGAGGCGTCTATCAATATGCTCGCGCAGGAGATGCAGCGTTATCTTCCGCAGGAGCCTGATTGGGAGAAGCTCCATCAGGATGACCCCATCAACTTCCCGATCATTGAGAAGCAATGGCGAGACTATAAGGCCAATGCGATTGCGGTACAGCAAGAGCAAGCCCGTCTTCAGCAGGAAGCCGCTCAACGGGAAATGCAGCAACGCCAGCAAATTGTCGAAGAAGGTGCGAAGTACATCTTCGAGAAGATGCCTGAATGGAAGGACCCGGCAAAGTGGACTGAGGCGCGTGGAAGGCTCCGCGAATATGGCCAGAAGGTCGGATATTCGGAGGATGAACTAAACGCCGCTCTTGATCCTCGCGCCATCCTTGTCCTTGAAAAAGCGCGACGTTGGGATGCGCTACAGGCCAATCGACCCCAGCCCCAAAAGGCTGCTGCGCCGAAGCCGATGCGACCCGGAACGCCAGCGTCTTCGCCTCGTAAACAGACTGAAGTCCTTAAGGTAAAACAGCGTCTCAAATCGTCTGGTAGCGTCGATGACGCTGCTGCATTTTTCCTGATGCTCGACTCTAAGAGGTAACTATTATGGCATCTGTATCCAAAGTTACGACCTACGACAGCGTGAACGCGATCCGCGAAGACCTCGCGAACGTGATCTATGACATATCGCCTTGACGTATTAGGGCCTATGTCTTAAGTTCCCTCCACATTGTGTGGAGGTTCCAATGGGTATCGAGGTTTCCTGTGCAATCTGTGGTAAGCGAGAAAATGTCATCCCGGCGCGAGCAAAGAAGTATCGCTTCTGCTCGTACGCCTGCGCTGGCGTTTGGCGTCGCGAAAACTTCAGGGGCGAAGGCAACCCGAAATGGCAAGGCGGCGAAAGAGAGCGCACCTGTGAGCATTGCGGAAAGCAATTTTCATGGGATGGTCTGCGGGCAAACAGTGTTTTCCAAAAACAGAAGTTCTGCTCAAAGCCGTGCTCGGATGCTGGCGGGTTCCGTTATTCAGGCCCCAATCATCCACTCTGGAAAGGAAAGCCACGACGGCGCGGGAACCACCGCATTTTCGTGGATAAAGTTCTCGCCAGAGATAACCACACTTGCCAAAAATGCGGCTCGACAGGGCCGCGACTGCACGCGCATCACATCCTTTCGTACAAGGATCACCCCGACAAGCGGGATGATCCAAACAACGGGATCACATTGTGCGAGCCGTGCCATTGGGACACCCACTCAAAAGAACTTGCGACATCAGCAAACGGGGTTAATTCAGGGGAAGCCGCAGCGGGTAGAGCCGGTGGTAATCCTGAGCCAAGCCAGCATCGAAAGATGCCGGAAGGTGCAACGACTAGCGAGCGAGCCTACCGGCGCGTTAGCACTCAGTGTTCATGGTGTGAAAAGCCTATTTCGCGGCGGCTTTCCGACGCGACAGGGAAGAAGCACCTATACTGCGACAAGATTTGTCGCGGAAAACACTGGTCCGTGCTCAAGCGCGCCAATGGCAGTAATTCTCGCCACGAACGCCCCGCCCGAAAGGGATGATATAGTCTGCTCTGCACCGAAAGATGCAGAAGTGCGGATAAAGAGCCGCACGATAACACATAGGGTCGATACTCCTTTCATGTCCAACATTGGCCGCGACAGCGCGTCCAACACGTACTTTGAGTGGCAGACGGACGCGCTTGCTAACGCCAACACCGCCAACGCGGCGATTGAAGGCGCGGACGCAGGCAACGCCGACTTTGATCCGACGGTTCGCGTCGCCAACTACACCCAGATCTCCACGAAGGTGATCTCGGTGTCGGGCACCGCTGACTCGACGAACAACGCCGGTATGCGCACCGTCATGGCTTACCAGACCGCGAAGAAGGCTAAGGAGCTGAAGCGCGACATGGAGGCCATCCTTACGTCGAACCAGGCTGGCGACGCTGGCGCTGGTACGTCTTCGGCTCGCAAGACCGCTGGTCTTCCGACGTGGCTCATCACGAACTCGCAGGCGAACGGCGCGACCGTTTCTGCGATGTCGGGGTCGAGCGGCAACGGCTACCCGGATACCGCGTGGACGAACCTCTCGACGGCGACGGACGTTGCTTTCACCGAGACGATGCTGAAGACGGCTATTCAGCAGGTCTGGGAACAGGGCGGCGATCCGAAGATCCTCATGGTGAATGCGTACAACAAGACGGTGGCTTCGGCCTTCTCCGGCCTTGCTGAGCAGCGCATAAACTACACCAAGGCGCAGCCGATGAAGATCATCGCGACGGCTGACATCTACCTTGGCGACTTCGGCGAGGTGTCCATCGTCCCGAACCGCTTCCAGCCCGGCAACTTCGCCTTCGTGCTGGACCCGGAATATGCGTCGGTTTCGTACCTCCGTCCCTTCCGCACGTTCGACATCGCCAAGACCGGCGACTCGGACAAGAAGGAAATGGTGGTCGAATACGGGCTAAAAATTAAATCGGAGAAAGGACACGCTTGCGTGGCCAATCTGATCGCGTCGTAAGTCAGGAGGGGCGGGGAAACCCGCCCCTTTCACCATGGGGAGCAGAATGGCTGAAGAATACCTTCCGGGCTCGTTTATCCTGGACCGAGACGCCCTGACCGGCACGATTGAGAAACTCCATATCACCACGGACCAGAAGCTCGTCTTCGAGCAGACGGTCGATGTGCAGGGTCTTGGGGAGTACAATCAGGCGATCAGGAACGAGGTTTCGCGCACGGAGGCGCTGCCGGATGGGGTTGGCGTCAAAGTGGCGTCCTTGCCCATGATGGTGTATCTTGATCTCAGAAAACGTGGGATTTTGGGCGATAAGGCTGCCCTGCGTCGTTGGCTCCAGAGCGACGAAGCAAGGCCCTTCCGAACGCACTGGGTGGCAAGCTGATGGCCGTCATCACCAATTACGCGACGTTGCAGGCAGCGGTTGCAGATTACCTGAACCGCACCGATCTGACGTCGCAGATCCAGACATTCATCCAGTTCGTGGAAGCGGACCTGAACACGCGCCTTCGTTGCCGTGAGATGATCGTTCAGGACACGCTCACCTCGACCTTGGCGGATGTCGCTCTTCCTGCCGATTGGCTTGAGGCGATCAATCTCAAGATTGATGGCGGCAAGACGCCGCTGCGCTATATCACGCTGGACGATGCCGACATCGTTACGACCGAGCAGTTTTACACGCAGCCGAACTTCTACACGATTGTTGAGGACGTGATCCGGCTTGTTCCGGCCCCTTCGCAGAACCAGGATATTGACCTGATCTATTACGGCAAGATCCCTGCGTTGAGCGATGTCGCGACGACCAACTGGTTGCTGACGAAGGCTCCTGATGTTTATCTTTATGGGGCGCTTGTTCATGCAGCTCCGTTCCTCGTGGACGATCAGCGGATCGGGACGTTTGGGCAGTTCTATTCACAGCGCGTCGAAGCTCTGACGCAAGATTCACTGCGGTCCCTGCATAGTGGATCGCCTTTGATCGCCAGAACCAAGAGGCCGTACTATGGCTGATTCATTTACATCGAACCTCAACCTGACGAAGCCTGAAGTTGGCGCGTCCAAGGACACATGGGGTACGAAGCTCAACGGCGATCTGGACGACATTGACGCCGTATTTACGGGTAATGGCACCGGCACGTCCGTTGGCCTGAACGTAGGTAGCGGGAAGACGCTGGCGGTTGCTGGGACGCTGAATGTCACTGGGACGGCGACGTTACCAGCCGCAGCTACAGCGGGCGGTGCGACGGTCGCGACGACCACCGGCACGCAGACGCTGACGAACAAGACGATCAGCGGAGCGAGCAACACGCTGACGGTTCGTCTGAACGAAGCTGACGTTACCGGGACGCTCCCTGTCGCCAAGGGCGGAACCGGGGCTACGGCAGCTACTGGCACCGGTAACGTGGTTCTCGCAACGTCTCCGACCATTGCATCACCAACGCTGACGACGCCGAACCTTGGCACACCCTCTGCCGGTGTTCTCACGAATGCGACTGGTTTGCCGCTGACGACTGGTGTTACTGGCACATTGCCGGTCGCTAACGGCGGTACAGGCGCTGCATCTCTCACGGCGAACAATGTTCTTCTTGGTAACGGCACGAGCGCCGTGCAGGCCGTAGCTCCAGGCTCCAACGGCAATGTCCTAACCAGCAATGGCACGACGTGGACGAGTGCGGCGGCTCCGACCGGCATCACCGCAACGACTGGTTCTGCCCCTTACTATGGCGCTCGTGCTTGGGTTAACTTTGATGGCACGACATCCCCGCCGACCGTCAGGGCGAGCGGAAATGTGTCGAGCGTAACCAGAAACAGCACCGGCAACTACACCATCAATTTCAATACAGCAATGCCTGACACAAATTATGCAGTTATGCTTACAGGCGGCATGTTCCAGACTAACAATGGCACTTTAATTTACAACGTCTACGGTAGCACTGGCGGCGCTGTAGATAAAAACACAGGCAGCGTTCGCGTTACATGTAGCGCGACGACTGGCGCTTTTTACGATCACGCAGAATTCAATGTGATGATCTTCCGTTAAGGCAAAGTGATGGACGCTCGTAAATCAACCAACTGGATCGCCATTCATTGCTCGGCTACTCGCCCGTCGCAGGATGTAGGCGCTGCTGATATTCGCAAGTGGCACAAGGCGCAGGGCTGGAGCGACATCGGCTATCATTTCGTTATCCGTCGCAATGGCAAGATCGAAAAGGGGCGATCTGTAGATGCTGTTGGCGCTCATGTCGCAGGGTTTAATGCGAGCAGCGTCGGCATCTGCATGGTTGGCGGCGTGAAGCAGAGCGACTTCACGAAGGCTGAAAACAACTTCACGAAAGAGCAGTTTGCCGCCCTTCGCTCTCTCCTGACGTGGGTTTCTGCGCGTTACCCGAAGGCAAAGGTTCGCGGGCATCGAGACTTTCCGAAGGTCAACAAAGCCTGCCCTTCGTTCGGTGCGATTGCTTGGGCGAAGAAGGAGGGCTTCCCGACATGAAGCTCCTCATCCTGCTGCTTCCGCTTGCTCTCACAGGTTGCGGCGTCATCCGCGACTTCCCGAAATACTGGTAGGAGAAAGACGATGGACAAGGACATGTTTGAACGCCTGTTCCGCACCGCGTTGCAGGTTGTGGGCGCAGTTGTCGCCACTCGCTATGTTGGCGAAGAGAACTGGGCCGCGATCTCCGGCGCGCTGTTGACCATCGGCACGACCGGCTGGACGATCTATGCAGCAAGGAAGGCTGTGAAATGATCGAGTTCTTCGCCATCATTTCGGCGTTGGCAGCGATTGCTGGCGTATTCGTCGGCGTCGTGTGGCTGGCTGAACGGAAGGCTAAGGCTGAACTTCTGGAGGAGCAACGCCGTGAGGATGACGAACGCCTACGCGAAGCTATCGAAGCTGACGCTCGTTTTCGCGAGCGGATTGCTCGTGGCGAATTGCTCGCAAACGACGGTTTCAAACGGGACTGAATGTCTCGTTTGGAGGCCGATTTCCTGGTCTGGGAAGGACACGCCGCAGACCATCGAAGAGGTGAAACTCAACAACGCTAGACGAATTGCATGGTGTGGGAATGGCCGACAACAATGATATACATCGTGAGCTTGGTTCACTTCTCGCACAGGTCGAGACGCTTAACCGCGAGATGAAGGAGCTGAAGGCCGACGTGAAGGAAATTCGCGACGACTTCAATGCTGTTAAGGGCGGCTCTCGTGTTATGATGGGCATCGCAGCCGTCTTGGGCGGCGGCGTTACGTGGACGCTTAATCACTTCTTCGGGAAAGCCTGATGCCTCTCGCGCCCCTCAATATCCCTCCCGGTGTCGTCAAGGCTGCTACGCCTCTCCAGATCAAGGGGCGCTGGTTTGACGCGAACCTGATCCGCTGGCAGGCAGGCAAGCTGATGCCGGTCGGGGGATGGGAGCGCATCACATCGACGCCTTTCTCCAGCACCGTTCGCGGGCTGTTTACATGGACGACGCCAACTAACATACCCCTTGCCGCAGTTGGCCTGAGCGGAGGTCTCTACGCTCTGGAAGGCGCGACTTTCGACGACATCACGCCTTCTAATTTCGTCGGAGAGACAAGCGGGCTATCTGGCGCTTACGGGGCCAGCGATTACGGCGATCTGTACTATGGCCTTGATGATCCGGTTTACACGATCTCGACGGCTGTCAGATCCAGCAACACCGTTACGATCACGACCTCGACCAATCACCAGTTTCAGACCGGAACTTCGGTTGTGATTGCGGGCGTCACTGACTCTGCGTTCAACGGCACGTTCACGATCACGCGAACCGGCAACACGACGTTTACCTACGCGCAGACGGCTGGCAACGCCTCGTCATCTGGCGGTACGGCGTCCCTTGACCCTGCGGATGTGCGTCCTGCGTCTTCCGCCTTCATCCCCTCTTTCTCGTGGACGTTCGATAACTGGGGTGGCGACATCCTGGCCGTTGCGTCCAGCGATGGCAGGCTTCTGCACTACGAGGAGGGGGAAGCAGCAGCAAATCTCGCTGGCATCGACGCGATTTCGTCTGCAACTCGGCTCTCGAACGTCATCACGTTCACGACCGCGAACAATCATGGTTTCGGCATTGGCGACACGGTTATTGTGACGGGCAACACTGTCGGATCATTCAACGACACGTTTACGATTGCAACAGTCCCAACTGCAAACACGTTCACGGTCAGCGACTCTGGCACAGACACAACTGGCACTGGCGGGACGGTTGCGATTGATCCTCCTGTGCCGACCAACAACCGCGCTGTGATCGTGACGCCGGAGCGTCATGCGGTCTTGATCGGAGCTGGCGGCAACAATCGTCGTGTCGCGTGGTCATCGCGTGAGGATTACGCGGATTGGAACTTCGCCAGCGTCACGAACACGGCTGGCTTCCTCGATCTCGACACATCAAGCCAGCTCGTCATGTGCGCGCCCGTTCGCGAGGGCACGCTGATCTGGACGCAGGATGAAGCATGGCTGATGCGCTACATCGGGCTTCCTTACGTGTACGGCATCGACCGTATCGGATTTGGCTGCGGCCTTCGCGCCCCCAAGGCGTTCGTGACTTATGCTGGTCGCTGCGTCTGGATGGGCGAGGAAAGCTTCTGGGTCTATGATGGCGGCGTCGTGAAGCCGCTCGCTTGCGATGTCGGATCGTTCGTCTTTGAAGGCATAGATCCTGACTATGGCAAGCGCTACACGCATGGCTCAGAGAACAACATCTTCCCTGAAGCGTGGTTCTGGTATCCGTCCGTTGGGTCTTCTGTTCCTGATCGGTATGTCGTTTACAACTACGCAGAGGGCTGGTGGTCAGTAGGCGAGATGACGCGCACGGCTGGTTATGGCGCTGGCGTCTTGCCCTATCCTCTCGCCGCTGACGAGAACAACGATCTTTTTTATCAGGAGTCGGGCTGGACGGCTGCTGGCGTTCCGATTGAGACGGATCGCTATGCAGAGACGGGCTCGATCAATCTCCAGAACGGCGGTCTGATTACGTTTGTGCGCCAGGCGATGACGGACAGCGGATATGGCTATGACAGCACGCAGCTTACGTTCCTATCATCGTTCACGCCGGAAGGCGCTGAGACGACATCTGGACCCTATCATCCGCGTTCTGACGGGTACACGGATGTTCGCGTGACTGGCCGGGACTATCGGATCAAGGTCGCTGCGACGCAGGACGCGCCGTGGAGCATAGGCGAGATGCGGATTGACTTCACAGCGAGGGGCGGACGATGAGGATCTTAATTCCGCCTCCTCCGGCTCAGTACGATCCTGGCTATCTGACGCGGGCTTTTGCGTCGATTGAGCAGATGGCTGCGTTCACTGTGACGCGGTTGGAGGCCATCGACGGCATATTGCTGCAAGCGCCGGATGGCGGTGTGTGGAAGGTCAGCGTCGATAATTCTGGAAACGTCGTAACAACATCGGTGCCTCTTGGACAATCAGGCTCGCCTCCTTACTAGGATGGAGAAGGCTTTGCGTTTGGCTGGTGGAACGCACACGGTCGCAGATGTGGTCGAGGCGCTGAACGCTGGGCGGATGCAGGGCTTCTGGTCCGAGAATGCTGGCGTCGTGACCCAGGTTGTGCAGCATCCTCGAAAGAAGGAGCTGAACGTGTTTCTGGCGTTTGGCGATCTGGGCGAGGTGATGGCTATGCAGCCGCAGATTGCCGATTTTGGCCGTCAACATGGCTGCTCGTTTATGGTAATGTCGGGACGAACAGGTTGGAAGAAAGTCCTTCCAGAACACGGTTGGTCGCAGGTTGGCGTGACATACGCCCTGCCTCTGGAGAATTGAGATGGGAAAAAGCGCCCCTTCAGCACAAACCGTCGTCAACAAGACGGAACTTCCTCCGTTCGTTACTGAGGCGGCTCAGAAGAACCTTGCGATTGCGGATGAGCTGGCGCAGCGCCCGTACCAGCCTTACGGCGGGTCTGTGGTTGCCGGGTTTAGCCCGGAGCAGCAGCAGGCGTTCCAGATGGCGCAGCAGAACGTCGGCTCCTACCAGCCTGCGTTGACTGCGGCTATGGGCGCTGCTGCTGGCGGGGCTTACTACAATCCGCAGATGGTGACGGCACCGAGCTTTCTCGAAGGCAACATCCAGCAGTACATGAACCCGTACCTTTCTGAGGTTGAGCAGCGCGCGACCAGCAATGCTGAACGCGCCTTGCAGCAGCAGATGAACCAGATTTCGTCTCAGGCGATCCAGTCCCGCGCTTTCGGCGGCTCTCGTCAAGGGATTGCAGAAGGGGTCGCAGCCGCAGAAGGCGCTCGCGGGATCGGTGATCTTTCCGCACAGCTCCGCGCGCAGGGCTTCCAGCAGGCGGCGGCTCTTCAGCAGGCCGATCAGGCTCGCATGATGCAGGCTGCTCTGGCTAACCAGCAGGCGGGGCTGGCGGGTGCGGGACTTGGGCTTCAAGGGGCTGGCGTTCTCAGCAATTTGGCGCAGCAGCGTCAGTCGCTTGGTCTGGCAGATGTTGGCGCAGTCGGGGCTGTGGGCGAGCAGCAACAGGCGCTTCAGCAGCGGCAGCTTGAGGAAGCCTATGCACGCTTCATCGAGCAGCGCGATTTCCCGACGCAACAGCTCAACCTTCGTCTTGCAGCTCTTGGCGCTACGCCTTATGGGCAGACGACGACGCAGACCAAAACGGGCGGCGAGTCGGGCAGCAGCTTGGCTGCTGGCCTTGGTGGCGCTGGCAGCTTCCTCGCTGGCCTCGCTGCTATTGGTTCGTTCTGATGGACACGGCGCTCCTGTTCTCGGGCGGCAAGGATAGCCTTGCCTGCCTGTACCTTTACCGAGATGTCTGGGACCGTCTCCCCGTCATCTGGGTGAACACGGGCGCTGTTTATCCTGAGATGATCGAGTACATGGAGGGCTGGAAGAAGCGCCTTCCGAACTTCATTGAAGTGAAGACCGATCAGCCGTCGAATGTCGCGCATCATGGCTGGCCGGTTGATGTTCTGCCTGTCCAGAACTCCAGCCTTGGACGGGCGCTCTACGGCAGCAATCTTCCGTTGATGCAGTCCTATCTGAACTGCTGCGCTGAGAACATCTGGTTCCCGCTGCATCGGGCTATTCTGGCGGCTGGCGCGACGAAGGCGATCAAGGGGCAGAGAAAGTCCGACGATCACAAATCGACCGCCACGGATGGCACGACGATCTACGGCGTCACCTACCTGATGCCGATCTACGATTGGACGACGCAGCGCGTGTTTTCGTATCTGAACGAGGTCGGTGCGAAGCTGGCCCCTGGCTATGCCGCAGGCGAGAAGACGGGCCGGGATTGCTGGGATTGCACGGCGTATCTGTCCGACAATCGGAAGCGGATCGAGAACCTGCCTGAAGATAAGAAATTGGAGATTAAGCGGCGTCTTGGTATTATAGATCAGGCCGTGCGCACGCAGTGGAGTCCGTCAACATGACGCCGCAAGAAATCCGGCAGAGGTTCCTGAATGCGATTGCGGGGCCTGAGAGCGCTGGCCGCTACGACGTTCGCTACACGCCGCGCGGTGGGACACAGTTCACCGGTTATGATACGCATCCGCGCATCTTTGAGCCTGGGCCGAAGGGGCCGTCCAGCGCTGCGGGCCGCTATCAGATCACCTACTCGACGTACCGGGATCTGGGCGGTGGACCGTTCACGCCAGAGGCTCAGGATCAGATGGCGTGGCGTCTTGGTACGCAGAGATATCGAGCTGCGACCGGACGTGATCTTGAGGCTGACTTGCGAGATCAGGGCTTCACGCCGCAGATGATGCAGGCGCTCGGTCCGACATGGGAAGGTCTGCAAAAGAACCCGCAGAAGGCTGCTGAATGGTTCAAGCGCCCCATTAGCGAAGGCGGTGGAGAGTTCCGCGCGCAGGCTGCTGACACCGCGCAGATCGGCTCTCCTGCTGCTCAGGCTCCTATTGGTCAGGCTGCTCCTGCTGCGCAGCAGCAAGCCCCTGTGTACGCGAACGACTGGTCAACTGCGGCTCGCAGGTTCGGCAACTTCCTTGCGCCTAGCATGGTAGAAGCGCCTCAGCCTCTCGCGCCGGATCAGGCGCAGGCGCAGATCGCGCAGCAACGGCAGATGCAGACGGAGCTTTCGCAGGCGAATGACGCGATGCGAGCATTCTCTGCGCTGTCGTCTTATGGCGCTGCGCAGAGAGCGCGCGAGGATCAGCCGATGTCATTGCTTCAGCCTTCGATTGTTCGCGGGCGTGTGGTGCCAATACAGTTTCAAAGAGGATTGCTCTGATGGCGACGATGTGGGATGAGTTCATGCGCACGGTCCCTGGCGCTTCCAGGTCTCGTGTTCTTCCTCCTGGTGTTGCTGGCGGCTCTATGCCGATGATGCCCATGATGCCGCAATCACCAGTTCCTTCGATGGTGTCTGCGCCTCCGATGGTTGCGGCAACTGACATCTTCCCGTCTATTCCTCCTTCCGGCATCCAGCCTCTCGCACCCGTTCGTGAAATTGGCGCTGCTCCAGGCATGAGCGCGCCACTTCCTCCTGTGCGCCCTTCTGCTCCCGGCGCTCCGATGCAGCTTGCTTCTGCGGCTCCATCCGTTCGCGAGAGCTTCATGCAGCGACTGCTTGGT